GGTTCTACATCGCTAATTATCAGCCGCAGGTGCCGTGTCCACTCCAAGTCTGACAGCTTTTCGTTAAGGCCAAACTTGAAGTAGCGATTCACGCCCCTACGTGACCCCGGCCCCGGCACAGCGAAGGTCCACCAGTCAGGTGCAGCCTCTGCGTAAGGGTCACTGTACTTGAGGTCTGCTATGACTTGGGCCGCAATGAACCCCGCCCCCAGCCCGTCTATGGTGCAGAGCCGCTGCCACAGCAGGTTCAGGGTCATCCCCGGCACAGGCTTGATATTGCAGCCCGTCATGACCTCGTCAGCCTTACCGACCACATAGTCCACTTTGTCCATCTTCTTGCCGCAGGTGGTGATCATGTAGGCAGACGACCACATCTTACCCCGAACAGCCCGTATTTTGTCAGCCACTTCGTCCGGTTTCCATTCCTCCGGAAACCCAATCGCCGCTAATGTCGGGGGCCAGTTGACCATACGGGCTAAGAGCATAGCCCCTGTCATGTTTGGGTGGCCCAAGTGGGGATCACGCCAGTTCTTTTTCAGCCAGCGGGTGACTTTATCATCTTCACGCCGCACGTTGCAGAAGCGGTATGTGTTGATGATAGGATCTTCACAAAAAGGAGGCCTGTTACCTTTGTCGTGATTAACGCGGGCCATCTCCCTTTGAAAAATGAAATGCGCCAACAAATTTTTCATGTAGAATCCATTAGAAGCCCGTAGAGGCGTTTGTAGCGGGGTACACCGCAATGGCCGTACCCAACCCGTTGAAGCCCCCTAGAGGGCTGTAGATTGTTCCTGACAAAGGATTAGCCCAGCGGCCCCAGCGGGTACAGCAGCCCTTTGAGGTGATGCAGCACATCGTTAAGGGCGTCGGAGTGATCTATGTCCACCACGGTGAAGTCAGCAGCAATAGCGTTCTTCCTTGCGGCCCGGACTGAGCCGTAGTCCTTAATCAGGGTTTTCTCTGGGTCGAAGGGTTTGGTGTTCCCCTTTGCCAGCCTGCGATCGCGCACCCGCTGAATGCACACGTCCATGGGCGTGTCTAGGAAGCCCATTACGTGATCGTCGCCCCAGCCTTTGACTGCCGCCCCAACTGTGCCGATCATGTGGCTGATCATAAGGCCCTCGTAGAACACCAGCCCATCTTCCCCGGATTCCCGCAGCCCTGTGAGCATATCGGCTACGATGTGGACGGAAGGTATGGTGTCGCAGCCACCGCAGTCTGTTTCGTACGAACCCAGCAATACGAAGGGTTTGTCCATCAGGCTGCCCCGGTAGGCGAGGGGACGTTTGGATTTGGCGTGTGAAAGGAACTTGTCGTTTGTTGCGTTGGACATCTGAAGTAACTGGCGGGCGACCCATGTTTTGCCCGAGCCATTCGTACCGCGCAGATTAAATGCTTTCATAAGTGAAAAAGACGGGGGTTGCCCCCCGCCTTCCTAGTTGCCGAGGTTTCGGGTTACTTCTTGGCTGAGCGCTTCTTGGGAGCCGGGGTTTCTTCGACCTCGGTCTCTTCGGCTTCAGCAGCTTCTCTTTCCGCTTTCGCCGCTGCTCTGGCTTCGCGGGCTTCCGCTGCCGCCGCGTGGTCGTATTCCTGCGGGTACACTTCGCCGCCGTTCTTGATGACGACGTACTCGCCGCGCATCATGACGCGCAGGCAGTGACGCCAGTCGTCGACGGTTTCTGCGAACTTTTCCACGGAGATGGGCTTTACCGTGGCGTCAAACGCATCGGCGCAACCCTTCGGGCCGGACTCCACCCCGGCAACGCGGGAGATAACGCCTTCCGCGGTGATGCCGTAGTTCCACTTACGAGCGCGGGGTGCGCCCTTGACTTTCTCTTCGCCTTCAGCCGCTTCCGTTTCCACGACTTCGGCTTCTTCTACTTCCACTTCTTCCACGGGAGGCGTGGGGGCTGCCGGGCCTTTTCCAAATTTCTTCATTATAACTCCTAAGAACAACAAGTCAGGGTTTTGGGATTAGCGCACCTGACGTTAGCGCGTACTGCTACTGCAACTTCAATGTACCACAAAAACTCCGTCAGCGCAAGCTCTGGACATGGCTCATAAAGGTAGCTTGTGTCTTATCCTTACTGTTGACCGTCTTAACTACGACCTCGTCAAGACTGTCACGCACACACAGATGATACACAATCACGCGCAAGGCTTCGTTGCCCTGCCGCCAGACCCGGCGTATAGCCTGATCGTAATGCTCAAAGTTCCACGTAAGACCGAACCAGCACACATGGGCGCAGGCTCCCTGCAGATTTAGGGCGTGTCCCATACTGGCAGGGTGTCCTACTACCATAGGCAGGCTGCCGTCATTAAACCTGTTGATTACAACCTGATCCTTAGACATGGACTGGCCCCCTATCTGACCGCACTTGGAAAATTTCTTTAATATGCGTTCCATGTCATGCTTGAACTCGTATAGTACGAGCAATGGTTGGCCGGACAGCTCTTCTACCAAATCCTCCAAGGCTTCCAGCTTGACCTCGTGAATAGTTTTCCAGTCGTGCTGGGCGTTGATATACACCGCGCCATTCAGCACTTGGCGACATTTGACCCCCGCTGCTGCCGCGCTGGGGGCTATGACTACTTCATCCCCAATTTCGGCTATAAACTCGTCTTCCAAATCCTTGTATATCTTGCGGGCATCGGGGGGTAAGTCTAACCATACCATCTGGTTGGTGAGCTTGGGCAGCTCCAAGTAGTCTTCAGCTTTCATGCGTAAGACTAGCGGGGCTACCAACGTCGAGATACGCTCCATAGCGTCATACTGAGGTGCCCATGAATAGCCCCCGAATCCGCTGGGTATGAAGAATGTGTTTCGGTAATGCGTGATGTACTGCCCCAGCGCATGACCCAAGTCTAGTATATACATCTGCCCGAATAAGTCCATAAGACCGTTGGGTGCCGGGGTGCCTGTCAGCACATACCGCCGCTTGAATTTGTGGAGTATCTTACGCAGGGCTTTGAACCGTTTAGTCTGGCTGTCCTTGAACTTCGTGGACTCGTCCACCGCCAGCATATCAAACGGCCAGTTCTCCACCTTTATCTTGGCAAGGTACTCCACCAGCCATACGATAGCCTCGGGGTTTATGACATACACATCATGCTCTTCTCGCAGCACCCGCTCTTTATCCTTGCCGTGTACGATGCCTACGCTTAGGTCTTTGAACTCCGTCCATTTGCGAGCCTCGTTGGGCCAGACGTTATAGACGGCTCGCAGGGGCGCTATGACCAATAGCCCCTTCACATACCCCTTGCTCCCCAGTATGTTGAAGACCGCGTAGGTGATGCTGGTCTTACCGAGGCCGGGGTCTAGGAGCAGGCCCGCGCAGGCTTGTCTTATGCACAGTTGGATGGCCCGCTTCTGATAGCCTTTGGGAATGTAGGTTTGCGAGCCAAGAGATAGCTTGGGTCGCGTCGTCAAACCATGCTGCATCATATCCTAGCCTCGTTAGAGTGTTTAGGCGATACCACTGGAGCTTCCGGGGCTGCTTTCTCGGTCGCTTAAATTCAATGAGGGCGGGGCGCAGGGGTAGCAGGAACAGCACATCCGGCCAGCCTGAGTCATTATGGAGCTGCATCTTAATAGACTCCACCCCCCACTCACTTAGGGCGTAGTCCCGCACCTTATCTTCAATTGAGAGTTCTTGACCCACGGCGCACCTGAAAAGCGTACATAGCATCTTCAGCGAAGTCGTAAATCTCGAGCTGGTAGCCATCATAGTCAAAGGCTACGACTACAGCTTCCTTGTTGCGAACTTCCGGGTAGGGGCAGTCACGCGGTATCTTCACCACGAATATACCCTCTATGAGGGGGTGGTATTCGGCGGGCACTTGATCGCACGCCATTTCCCAGAAGTACTCTGCTAAACTCACGCTATCTTGCACGGTCCGCCCTTTCTTTTAGAGTAGTCACACCAGAAGCAGTATTTTCCGGGGCGGGGAGCAAACCACTTGTCCTCCGCCATTTTCTCCAGACGCTGCTGCAACTGCCACGCCATAAGTGTAAGCTCTGGACGCGTAACAAGCAAGGGCTCATTGTGTTTCTGGTCAATGTAGTAGGTGGTGACTTCAGCCTCGGTCGCGTTGGGCCACAGGATTAGTGCGCCCATCCCATAGATGCGCCGCTGGCTGGCGTGGTCTTCGTACACCTTGCCGGACTTCCATTCCTGGACATAGGCTTTGGTCGGCTCCGTGTAGGCGCAGTCAATGACCAGCCGAAAGTGGGCCTCGGGACTTTTCCAATCCACCGGGGTCAGCAAGTCGTGCTTAAGAGCCATCTTCTGCTCTATGACGGGCTGTAGCTTGGCGACCCGCATCACCACGCTCTTTATGGAAGCCACTTCTCTGTGAAGTGTCGTCTTTTCGCCCAGCAAATATCCTTCGATGCTGGAGTGGAGTTGGGTTCCCCGCTCGGCGGCTGGGCCTTTCTTTGAAGGAACCTTCTCAATATAGCGGAATTTGACCTTGGCTGCACAGGTTTCATAGGTTGACAGTTTAGAATAGGATGCGGGGAACAGGCTGGCGTTTCTCATTCGCACTTCTCCAAGTTTTGCCAGCTATCGCCAATAAACCCGTCGCTTAGCATTTTCACATCAAACGGAATGTTTTCCATGGCGACTTGCAGCTTGCCCATGTCGGCCTGCCACGACTCCTCGGGGGCTTGGATATCTATTTCGTCGTGTACCGTGGCTAGGAACTGCCCGTTGCCTTTGTCTTTAGCCCAGTCGATGATGGCCTGCTTGGTACAGTCAGCGCTGCTGCCCTGAATCAGGTAATTCAGCAGCTTGTATTCAAAGGTGCGGCGACGGCCCGCTATGATTTTAGGGGGTTCCACAAAGTAATCCCGGCCTCCCCAAGTCGTTATAGGTAGTCCCTTGCGCCCCCGCTCCTTGCACTCATCCATGAGGTCTTTAACTTCTGGCAGGGCGTGGAGGTAGGCACCCTTGATGCTGGCCGCCTCGTCTATGGCGACCCCTAGCTGCTGGCTCAGGCTGGGTATTCCGGCCCCATAAATCATGGAGAAGCCAGTAATCTTCACATACTTGCGCGGCAGCTCCAGCCCCGCCAGCTCCTTAATGAGCGCCCCCGTTTCCTCGTGAGCGTCAATGCGTGGATTCTCAAGATACCGCTCATATAGTGCCCCTTCTGTGTAGTGAGCCAGCACACGAAGCTCCTGCTGGCTATAGTCCCGCTTTAACCAGACGTGCCCTTCGTCGGGTACGGTGTAGGTTCGCATAAAGGGCAGCTCCATACACCCCTCGGGGATAATAAGGTCGTACTCGTTGGGCACATTCATAAAGCTGGGTTTCATACCCGACAGCCGCCCTGTCCGGGTGCCCTTGCTATCCTTGCCCCGGTTCTGACGTACTTGGTTCCACTCGGGGTGTAGGCGTCCGTTATACTCCTCGCCCAGCTCAACCCAAGGCCTCATGAAGCTGCCCAGACAATGCGCGAGTGCGCCCCGGTACCGTAGCAGCGCCAGCATATCTGGATTGGCTATAGCGGCCTCTAGGTTGTCCCTAGACGTACTTCTGCGCCCTGTGGGGGTTAAAATCCACTGACTAACCAGCCCCGCTTTGTCCAGCGCATCGGCAAGCTCTTCGCCACTATCAAGGTTGACGTTGCTGTTCTTTAGCAGCTTCCACAGGCGGGCATTCACCTTGGCGAGGCATTGTTCGTACAGGGTAAGGTCCTCGCCCAGCTTTTCCATATGCAGCCTGACCCCATGCTGCTCTGACTCGATTAAGATGGGCAGCAGTTGGCGTTCCCGGTCGTAAGGGGTGGTGTCG